GGTCAGTGCATAACAAACTTCAGCCCTTGGTATACAGGCAATGTATTTAGTGCCCCGCAAGATAGGCTAGCTAGCCATAATCAATCTGACATCGAGATAAGTCGATAAATTTCTATAAGCTTTTGATGGTTCTCAATGTTGCCACGTAGCATGGAGTACAACCTGTCCTCAACCTCACTACCACTGATATGCACAATAGTCATGGCGTTCTTCTGGCCGGGACGGTCGATACGTGCGTTAGCTTGGAGGTATGTTTCCACGCTGGTTACTGGTGCATACCATATGATAGTATCTGCCTCGGTGAGTGTAAGACCGTGGCTAGCAGCTTGTGGCTGTATGATTAGCACCTGTGGGTTCTTCTGCGTCTGGAACCGCTCGATGATGTCGCTGCGCTTATTCAGCGATACTTTGCCGTTAATGACAGCGCACGGGATGCCTTCCTTCTCCAGTTTGGCACGTAGCAACTCAATGGTGTGGGTGAACGGCACAAAGACTAACACCTTGTGGCTGGCTTCCTCTATGACCTCAAGCACCACGTTGATGCGATTAGACACATCGAACTCCAGCACCTCGCCATTATCCGTGTAGACCGCGCCCCCGCTTATCTGTAGCAGCTTGTTTATCTGCGTAGCCGCGTTGACTGCGCTGACTTCCTCGCCGCCTGTCTCAATCAGCATCTGCTCCTTGAGCATCTTATAGTACTTAGTCTGCTGCGTCGTTAGCGGAGCGTCCCGTGACACGTGCGTCACTTCGGGTAAGTCAAGACAGTCTTTCTTCTCGAACCGGATAGCTGGCTGTAGCATGTTGTGTATATATTCGGAGGCGTGTGGCTTTGGCGCCCACTTGAATTGCGTTACTTTATGCATGATGGTCGCACGGAACTCACCAAAATACTTAGGGCAACCCTGCGGGTTAACCAGCTTAGCTAGCCCGTAAGCATCTATAGGAGACTGGGCAGCGGGTGTACCCGTCATCATCCAAAGCCGTGGGTCGGTAGCGTTAATAATCTGGCTGAATATCTTAAAGCGGTTAGTCTGCACGTTCTTATATGCATTGGCCTCGTCCACTACGATAAGGTCAAAGCCCCCTGCAATTATCTCGTCCTTGACGATAGCCAACCCATCAAAGTTAATGATAACGAACTCGGCACCTGCGGCAATAATCTTCTTGCGCTGCGGCGCTGCGCCGTGTGCTACGCTACATGAGCGATGCATAGCGAAGGTAAACAAATCTCGTTGCCAAGCAGACTTCATAATCGACAACGGGCACAGGACCAGTACGCGGTTAATCCTACCCTTCTTCATCAGGTAGTCAGCGGTCCATATGACGCTAGCTGTCTTACCCGTGCCCTGCTCGTTAAAGCAGAACGCACGTTTACGTATTGACAGGAATGAGGCTGTTTCTTTCTGGTGGTCGAACGGTGCGTACTTACCTGTCCACTTATAATCTCGGAGTATCGGGGACGGCACGCCGTCAAACCCAAGCTGAGTTAGCCGCGTAGCCTCGTGTAGCCCCCAATGGACAGCTACGGCTCCGCCTTCAACTATAGCGCTCTTCGTTATGTAATCCGGTATAGTATGTGCGTTTGGCGCTGTTATTAGCAGTGCTTTGTTATCGATTATCTGCACGGTTGCTCCTTCGTGGTTACTTCTTCGTGGTTACTTCTTGCGTTCCCGCTTGCTACGCTCCGACACGAGGTTACCCTTCTTATCACGGAGGAACGACCGATTAACGGCCTTACTTTCTACACGTAGTCCTGTCTTGTTACTGCCGCCCTTATCAAGCGCCCTAACGTGGGCAACGTCTTTCCCGTCCCCCTTATGTACTTTGCCAGCCTTCGTCATCTTCGCACGGGCTGCGTTGCGCGCAGCGCGGTTCTTCTTCTGCACTGCTGTGCCTTGGTACGTATCGTATTCAGAACGGTAATTCCTAACCATCAATATCTCCTAGGCTTCCAATGCTCGCAGCTCTTAACTGGACACCATCCACACAACGGGCTGGTCTTTGCGTTCCATACACCATTTACTATGCTGTCCTCAAGCTGTTCTAGCTGATTATCAAACACAGATAGGTACGTATCCAAGTGCTCACGGGTGTGAGTCTTCTTAGGGAACTCGTTAGACACTACATATGCGAGTCCAGACTTAACTTTCTGTATCTCTGGGTAGTGCACGAATATAGCGCCAGCCATCAGGTCTAGCTGCTTCATGTCCGCATACTTAGCGTTCTTACCTGTCTTGTAGTCCACCATATGAGCGGTCTTGCCGTTCGTTATTAGCAAATCGACAATCCCGCGCCACCATACGTCCTTATCAAAAAAGCCACACGGCTCGTAGCCAGTGTCCGTCTTACGCACACCAAGTTTTAGCTCTGTGTGCTTATCGCCTGTAACCTTGGCTAGGACTTCCACCACGGGCCGCATGATGCTGAACTTCTCTGGTATAGGAGTGCCGCTCTTTATATAGTTCTCTGCTGCCTCATGCGCATCGGTGCCATAGATAGCTGCCTCGCCGGGGTTGTCCTTTACGTCCTTAATCACCTTGAGGTGAAAGTACTTCTTCGGGCACTGGTCGAAGGTCTTGATGCTACTATAGGACCATGCTGGCATTATATAACCCCCGTTAATTCTCTGACCGCTTTGCGGACGTCCCTTATTCTGTTCATAAGGGCTCTGCGGTCACTAGCAGATGCGGACATAACGACAAGGCGTTCCTGACCACCCTTCCGCAGCCGCACTTTTATGTGCTTTTTGTAGGGGGTGAAGTCAAACTCCACCCCCGCACTTGCTGTATCACGTTCTACAGCCTCAGCCATATCACGATAGCGCCGGTCAGTCACCGTGGTTTTCCATTGAGCCGGTTAACTATAAGCTGTGCATACCCTGCGATATCCACCCAGCTATCTACGTAGTTAGGGTTACCGTTCACTATGCGGGCAATCTTACTGCATATCATGTCTAGTGCTTCCTGCTGGTCGGAGGCTAAAGAAGTGGTGGCTCCCCCTGAACCGTCGCGGATAATCGCTTTCAATCCTTGAGTAATGCCAGCGGCCCCCACAAAAGTACCATAGGTAGCTGCACGTTTGTCAAGTATTTCATTAACCCTATCCTCTGAAGTAGCAGGACCCCCTACTTCTACCGCCTTATGTTCCAGTTGTTTTCTTAGTGTGCTGATGTAGCCAGCGCTTACAGCCATCCGATTCATAATCTCCTTGGGGGTTATACCCTTTTTCAACAGTTTTGTAACTTCTATTGCTTTCGTATTACTCATTGTCTGCTCCTTCAGTTGTAATTACTTCTTGTTACCTACAAACCGACCACGCTCATCGCGGTCAGTAAGTTCTTTGAGTTTGGTGTTTAGTATCTCGTTCTCACGCTTGATGTTACAGGCATCTGTGAAGGTGCTTAATAATGCCACCAGATAGCCAAGCACGAACAACCCGAAGAAAATAAAAATCAATAACCAATCCATATCCTTACTCCTCCATCACTCGTTAGAAAGTTTACTCGCCATCGGGCTTAGCCGCACGTTTTGGTATTGTTGCATGATGCTACTTTTGGTAGCCCCTGTACCCGGAGCTAGATTACCAATACCCGCTGTAGGGTAGGGCATAGCTTTTGACGTAGCAGCGCGTATCGCTGTTTCCTCTGCTACTAAATCGGCTTCTACCTTAGCACGGTGGTCATCGCCGTTAAGTAGTTCGTCCATCGCGTCCCTATGTGCTTGGTCCATACGCACAGCGTTCACAGCTTCGCTTACGAGCCGCTTACCTTCTTCACAGGCATACTCATCTATGTCCTGTAGTACCCTACACCACCGTTTGGAAAGATTAGTTCTCCCCCGCTCAACCTCAAACTCCTCGGGGTGGCTCTTAATCCTAGCTAGCATCAACATTACTAGGGGGTGATATTCTTTAGCCATTTAGTTGCTCCTTCATCGCGGCTTTTAAGCCGTTAGATATACTAGGGTCCTTTAGTTTCCGTAGTGCGCCAGCTTCAATCTGGCCAATCCGCGAAACAGAAACCCCAAAATCTTTAGCTATGTCCTCTACCATATCCCCCCCAAAAAACCTACGTTGTATAACTTCTTGTTGTCTGGGATTTAGTAACTGTAAGGTTTTATGTAACTTTTCTGACGTAAGTACTTTCTGAACCATCTGTTCGGTACTCTGACCGGAAGCAAGCTGCGCGACAGCATCCTCACTCATACTAACTTCTCTTGAGTTATGCATTAGCGCCATCCCTCGCTGCTTTTCAGTCCATAACTCTTCTGGTTCCAGACGTAGAGCCGCCGATAGGGCGAAGGCGCAATCAAGCCATCTCCCAGTAATTTGGTTTACAGGGCGTTTTTTCAAGCCAATTAAAGTACCTACTAAGCCCGGAGACATACCCGATAACTTTGCCAGTTCTGTTTGACTTTTGATACCCAACTGCCTCATGCGGCGTAGTATTAGGTTATTACGCACGGTTACTTTGACTGCATATTCATCCGCCATAACTTGCTCCCATCTTGCTCTCACAGTTTAGTGGTAGTGCGGTTGCCCACTTAGGCCGTATGCGCATGCAGTCTTCGACGAACCGCCGCGCCTCCACTGCCTTATCTTCTGGCGCAAGTGCACCAACGGCATCGTGAACGGTAAGCACTACACGTAACTTGCGTGACACCATTAACATCTGCTCACCGATTATAATACGGGCTAAGGCTTGACATATGTTCTCTACAAGCTTGCCTCCGTATATCCGTGTAGGGATAACAGCCTTACCCTTCTGGGTATCATAAACCATCTCGCGTTTGCCTTGTTCCGTCTTTACCCAGCCAAGGTTCTTATATCTCATCCAGAGGCCGTTCGGTAACTTGATACCGTCGTGTCCGGCAACCATAAGCGCGTCAGCAGCCTCACCTACCCCTAAGGTTGCGGTGAAGCCCCGCGTCATATCGTTGAGCGCGTCCTGTGCCTGTTTCCAGAGCAGGGGTATCTTGGGGTAGGTTGCGCGGTATACGAATATAATGCGCTCACATTCCTCCAACGGTAGGTCAACACCCATCGCCCTAACCTGTGCGCGAAACTTTAACGCCCCCATACCGTAGCCACAGTTATGGACAATAAGTGGTCCTGCATCCGTCGAAACTGTGTACCTGTTCCTCGGCCCTGCGTAGGCGATGTCGTAGGTCA